GTACTAAACACATTACTAAGTCATCATTATAACCTTCTTCAGCTTGGAAGCTAGTACCTTTTACAGAGAAAGCTGTCAGTTCTTGTAGGATATCAAAGTCATTTATCTCCATCTTATCATTTTCAATGATAGTTTTTAATGATGAACACCCAACTCTTTTCAATTGTTTAGTAGTTCTTACACCCATTTGTTGTGTGCCTCCACCAAAACCAGCATTAACTATCTGACCTGATCTACCTCTCCACTGTGCTGTCATTATATTTTCGTACTCTAAATCATGATGTAATATGTCAGCTACTTGTTGACCTATGTCGTTTATCTCTATTAGACAGTATGCATCATTGTATCTACGTGCAGCTTGAATAATAATATTAGGATATAACATAGGACTTATTACATTATTTCTATATGTTGCTACTACTTGGTACGGTACAACGCTACAATCCATAACAACAAAAGCTGAATAATCATTACCTACACCTCTTGATACATCTACACATATAGTATAAACATGGTTTGGCTCAGGTTCTTTAAATATTTTTGTACTCTCAGCTCTATATAATGGCTCATGAAATACTAATGCTCCTAGCTTAGTAGGTGATATAAGTGTATTAGATGAACCCATAAACTCACATTCAAACTCCTGGCGGAACTGATCAACGCTTGTGTTCTCTATTGTTTGTTTTTTCCACTCTTCATCTCTACCTGGTACATCAGACCAATGAACTTCAATAGCTTCATACTCATTACGTGATTCGATAGCATCTGTCCATATCTTATAAAATAGATTCATACCTTTAGGAGTAGATGTTATCATAACTCTTGTAGTATTACCAGATGATATTGTAGGATAAGTTGATGCAAAGAAATCTTCTTGCTGGTGTGCTGGAACGAATGCAAACTCATCTAAGTATATTAAATTAAAGGAGCCACCACGAACAGAACCAGATGAAGTAGAACCAGCTAATATCTTTGAACCATTCTCTAATTCTATATTACCTTTATTCCACTCTACTATACCTTGCTGCATCCAATAAGGCAAATGTTCAAAACCTAATTGTATTCTATGTAAGATCTCTCTTGCAGTTGCAGCCTTATTAGCTAGCACAGCTACATTAAATGATTCATTGAATAAAGCAAAGTGCAATATAAGAGCAGTCATAACAGTAGTTTTACCAGACTGTCTAGGCATCTTACATATAGTAAAACGATTACCCTGTACGCTTTTTATTATGTTGTCTTGGAAATCATATGTTTCAAAGTTCATCAAACCTTCATCAACATGAACAATCTTCATATAGTTGTTGCAAAAGTATAGGATATCATTAGCACACTTAGCCAACTCTTCCACTTGTTCTTTAGTGTAGTCTACTTTTACATTAGCTTTTTTTAATCTTGGATTACCAAGATAGATATCATTTTTGGTTAAGATATTTTTAGTTAACAAGACCACGAGCCTTTAACTTTATTCTATTGGCTAAATGTTCTTCTGCTATATCATCTTTACTTTGACCATGATATGCAACTCCATGACCTTCTGCAATCATTATTTCTGAAGAACCAGCCCAGCGATCTTCTGCAGCATAGTAACAAACAATCTCACCAAGTATTCTACCATACTTACCACGCTCGTCGTTATATGTTTTTAATACTTTAGCATCTGCAATTAGATTGGTAAGTCTTTGTTTAGCCATTAGACCAAATACTTTTTCTTCATCATCTGATGTCCTAGATTCTGGAGTATCAATACCCATCATTCTAATACGTTGTTTCCTTAACCATACACCAAAACCTAGATCTATGTCAACATCTATTGTGTCACCATCCACGATTTTTACTAATTTAAAATTATATTCGTACATTCTATTTTCCGTTCTTTAATTGATCTATTGCTTTTTTGTTTTCTTTTATTCTATCATCTTGTCCAATGTCTATGAGTGCTTGTAATTTTCTAGCTTTCTCTTCGGGTGAGTCAAGATGTAATTCTTTATTAATTATTTTTTCTAATTTTAAATTTTCTATTTTAGTATTAGGAACATATCTCCATGTGTACCCAGCATCTGAGTATACACCAAAGACAGTTTCTGTTGTTCCTATCTTAACTATAACAGCAGGTTTGCCATCTAGTATAACATGCATACCTTCGTTAAATGCTTTATTCATTTTAAACTTCATACCTTTAACTAAAGATGTCACCCATTCTTTTAACCACAATGTAGCTATAAGTGATATCAATAATGCTATCCACGGTACTAAGAATAGTGTAAAGTCCATTGATGCTTCATCTATCATATTTTTTGACTTCCTTTACTTCTTAAAACTTTTCTAGCATTACCACCTATTAGTTTTGTTAACTCAGATGTGTTGCCCACAAATAAATTATTAGTTACATTACCACTTTTAAAACCATCATCAGCAAATAAATCTTTTGCTTTCTTTTGTAGGTCTACCAAATCTCTATTAGTATCTGATACTACTTTAATTATCTGGCCAGCTACTTCGTATGCTCTAGGTGATTGACTTTGGCTAGCTAGATCGAGTATACCATCTAAAGCATCTCTACCTTTTTCAATAAGATGATATAAATTTTCTCTTGAATAATCTAAATCTCTTTCATCCTGACCTTCTTTACCATCAGCAGGTTTCACCTCTACGACAGCTTTAACTGGTTTAGGTTCATCTACTAATGGTTCTAGGTCTAATGATTTTGCTATTGGATCTTCTTTAGGCGCTTGTGTTTGCACTGAACCACTCCTCAAAATTATGTATGTATCCGTAATCATCATCTTCATCAATAGAATCTATGCCTACTGAAACTGATGCGTTGGATGTTGGACTACCGTTTGCTAATAGACCTGGTGTAGTTGTTGTCCTGCTATGTATATAGTATCCTGGTTGAGAGGAGTCTGTCACATTAACATTAGCAAATACTGTATTAGCTGGATGTGCATTTGCATAAACATTAGATGTATCCACGTGTGTCATAACATTAGCAGTTTTAATAATACCAGATTTTCTTATGGGTCCCCATAGATAACCTTTGAGAGTAAAGTTTATTGTGTGAATTAATGCTCGTCTAGTTTCAAAGTCACCTTCGTATGTGTCTTGCATAGACACCCCATTCAATACAATTGGTATGTCTTGTTTCCAATTCATATCTGGAATTAAATTCATAGTTACTGACCACTCTGGTGTAAAGAATGGCAATATCTGTTCTAATATTTTTGTAGAGTCTTCTGCATATCTTGTGTATATGTTTAGTTCAAAACCTACATCATATGCTACAGGACTATAAGCTGCATACAATTTAGCTTTATCGTCCGCATATGCAGAAACATTTCTATGAATTTTATTTAATTTTCTCTCAGGAGCATAATTAATTGAATTCATTTCAAAAGACATACGTGGTAATACCATACCAACTTTTTTTGAAAGATCAGGATCAGCATTTATTCTTGCTAATGCTTTCTCTCTAGGTGCATATGCTAATGGTACTTTAATATCTTGCAAGATATTACCAGCTTTATCTTTTCTTTGTACCATAATATCATTGAACAGTGTTCCAAAAACAATTACATATTTACGTATATGTTGGTGATAAAAATTATGTCCTAACATTAAAAGGTACCACCTTCACTAAACGGATCCCCATCACTAAAGTCTAATATTGCATCCGCATCTGTTTCTATTTGTATATTATCTGAGTTAGTTACTGTATCGTAATCCAATGTTGCTTCTGTACTATCATCACTTCTATCTTCTTCCTCAGTCATTAGTCGTACACCTTCTTGTGTATACAATGGTGTTATACCATCTTCACTCATAAGTTGTGTATCAACATATATGTCAGTACTAAAGCTAGTTTCAATAACATCCACTTCAGCAAAGCCTGTATTGATTCTTTCACCACTATACTCAAATAACTCACAAACAATATCGTAGAACTGCAATGACCCCATTTGATAGAATGTTGGTTCATGCTCTACAAATTTAACTGAATATATTTTTTTGTTTAATGGAAGATAAACCAAGTCACCTTCTCTTGGTCTAGTAAGACCTTGATCAGCTTCAATAGTTTCTCCAAATGCTCTACGAGCAACAGAAAAAGTAATTCTGTCTCTAATTTCAAGACCAAACTTACCTAAAAAATCACCCTCTCCTTCAAAACCATCTACATTTCTAATATACATTTCACATTGAGAATATTTACTATAATATTTCTTTCTATTTTCATTAAGTATATCATCAGTACCGTCTTCTGTGTATGCCATGTAACCAACATCAATGCCATAAATCTTTATTGATTCATAGACTAAGTCGTTGATTAAGTTTTGCTCATCTGGACTTGCAAAATTATTGAAGAACAAATTAGTACCTCTAGCCATTTAATTATCCTGTCATGTCATGAACTGGTAAAGAATAACTAGATATCATTTCTTCTTCTAGTTTAATTCTTTCATCCAATCCTTGTTGTAGAATTTGGTCTCCATTAAATTGTACTCCACCTGGTAATTGCATGCCAACAAATTTAGTTAGGTTCTTGCCCCACTGTATTTGAAATAATGCTGTTACATATCTTTGTAACCATCTGTCATTATACAAATCTGTATATGTGTCAGGGTTTACTTTCATATAACCTTTAGCAATAATATATTGTCCTGCTGTTACCTTGCCCCAGTCCATATCAATGTATAGTTTATTTACATGTCTGTTATATCTAATAGGTTGTTTACCAACAAGCATCTCTTCAATATGTCTAAGGTTCATCATATTCATAAAGTACGGTACAAGATCCATTCTTGATAAATCATACATATCATTTAATGCTATTTGATATCTAACATTAAATAAATTATTAGTACTTGTTGAATCACCTATATCAAATATGTCAACTATACCTATGTAGTCATTAGATACTGTTATATACTCATTTGTTTTATCATCATCTGTTACTACATGCTTTAACCACATATCCTGTGTTCCATCAAAGTGGTAGTCTTGATAAAACATTAATGCTTCATCTATACGATCATCCATTTGATCATCATCAATATTAATTTCTATAACAGGCTTGCCTAATCTTCTTAGACAATATTCCTTTAGTGTTGCTTTACTGTTTGGCGCAGCCATATCTTATCCCCAAATCTTTGTGCCACTAGAATTATATATTTCTAGTTTATTACCACTGCTGTCTTTTAGAGAACCTCTAAAATTAACATTATATAGATTGGCAGTTGATGTGCTTGTCATTGTTATGTTTGCTTCTGTGTTCATTGTTGCTTTAACTGTATGTATAGTAACATTAGCAACTTTTATTTCATTAATAAAAGATGTACTATTTGCAACAAGAGCCTGATTTGCTGTTAGCGTACCAGGTGTTCTTATTCCACCAACAGATACAAGATTAGATGTGTCACCATCTTCTCTACCTATACTTATTGTTTGACTATTAGAGGACCAAGCTAGCTCTCCAAACTCTAATGCTGTTGGTGTAGCAGTGTTTGCTGATCTTTTGATTTGAATTGTACCAGCCATTAAAATGTACCTCCGTTTAAATTTCTTTTATCAGGTTTATATGTATCATCTGATTTATTATATCTTAATACATATGTGTTTGCATTACCACTAAGACTTATGTCAGCCATATCTTCTACAACTTCTGCTTTACGTGTTAGTACTTTAGAACTAATACTTGTTGTAGCTGTTATAGATCCTGGAACATTAGCTGTGTTCAAAATGTTCCTCCGTCAGCTTTAGGCTCTTGTAACAAATACTGATCTCTATCAGCATTGTATACTAATATGTTATTGTTTGCTCTGCTAACTTCTTTAACATCATCCATACCATCTAATCTTGGTTGTACACCTCCAGCTCCTGTTTGAGCTATTCTTACAGCAAGCCTGGTTTGATTTGTTAGTATAGCATTGTTAGTTGTTATTGCCATTGCTACCTCGTTACATTTGGATTAACTGTTACTAGACCTTCTACAACTCTTGATACAACAGAGCCACTTGATGTTACCTTTACATCATATACATATCTACCAGAATCAATGGCAGCTGTGTTAGCTGCATCTAAAGCTAAGGTTAGCTGACCATTAGTGCCACCATTTGTAATTGTAAATGTTTTTGTAATTGCGGATGATGTATGATGTTTTCTTATCATTGCGTTAGCTGTGTAACCTGTTAAGTTAACAACACCACCTGTGTCTTCTGTCACAGTCACTACAGTACTGAATGTAGTTCCTTGATCAATGATAATATCAGCTCTTGCAGACATAGATAAACTCCCTTATATATTATATATATTTATAAGAAAGGATTATACGTGTCTTGATCTAAACTCTGGAAAGTTTTTATGAGATTTTTTAGCGACATTTATTAGTGCATACTTCATAATATGCAACTCCTGTCTGTCTTGACTTGAATCTATACCAACCCAATCAACCCTATAGTTACTTATACAATACATAATATACCACATATCTGTGAAGTCTTTTAAAATAGGACACGCTGAACCTTTATATTTTAATGCTCTTTCGTATCCTTTTATTCTATGTTCTTCTGTTAATCCTTCATACAATTCTTTTATTATAGGTTTAATTAAACCAAATTCAG